AGCTAAGAGATAGGAAATCGGGAGCATGAAAACAGGGATCACAATTACATATTTCTCAGGGGACTCGGAGTCGTTCACCGCATCGACGCCGGAATTCGTAAAGTGGGAACGAAAGACAGGCTTGAAGGTTACACAACTCGGCGACAACGTCGGGCTTGATGATTTGCTTTTCTTAGCGTACAACGCTAAAAAGCGCGAGCTTGCCGGACAACCTATAAAGCCATACGAAATCTGGTGCGATACGGTGGACGATATTCGATCCGAGGAAGTGGATAACCCAAAAGTTACGCCGCCGGAAGCCTAAATCGAATCTTGGTAGAACTCGCAATCGCGACAGGGATACCAATGAAAGAGTGGGAAACGGCGGAGCAGATCTACACCGCAATCGAGATATTGGAGAAAAGGAATGGCAAGTAAACAAGGAACCTTTGCCATCCAAGTCGAACCGGCTGCACTCCGTAACTTGATCCAAACTCTTAACTTGTTAGACAAAGAAACGCAAAGCGAAGTCCGAGATGCCGCGTATCCGTTATCTCAACGATTAGCGGGACAACTTTTGATGTTCAGCCAATCCGCTCCATCTCCACAGACGAAGCTAGTGGCGCAGTCGATCACGGCTAAACGAGATCGGTTGATTCGTGTTGATGTCGGTGGATCTAAGAAGGTCGGTCGCAAATACGGCGGAGAACAATCAAAGTCTGGCAAAGGCGCAAAGGTACGGCAGCAATCTGCGCCGGCTGGTGCGCTTCTATGGGGAACCGAGTACGGATCCGGCAAAGGAACAGACTCACTTGGTCGAGCGTATTCCAACCGATTTAAGGCGGCTCGTAACAAGCGCGGATATTGGATAAATCCGGCTGTTGACTACTACACGCCAATCGTTGCAAAAGAGTACATCGATATAATCCAGACGATCATTCGAAAGGTTGGACTCAACTGATGGCGGGTATTCCAAAGGTCAAGATCACCTTCGATGCGGATTTCGACGAGTTAAAGCGTGGAGTAAAAGGAGCCGAAGCCGAAGTTCAAGGGTTCGGAGATAAAGTCGGCAAGTTTGGAAAGATGGCTGGTGCCGCGTTTGCCGTCGCCGGCGCAGCGGCTCTCGCCTACGGTGCGGTACTTTTAAAGCAGGGAGTGGAATCGGCGATTGCCGACGAACAGGCGCAAGCCAAACTTGCTCTCACATTACAAAACGTTACAGGCGCAACGGATGCGCAAATTGCCGCTGTTGAGAATCAGATTCTCCAGACGTCCCTTCTTACCGGACTCACGGACGATGAACTCCGTCCGAGCTTCGAGCGACTTGTCCGAGCCACACAAGATTCAGATGCGGCTCTTAAACTTCAATCCGTCGCCGTAGACGTAGCTGCTGGATCGGGTAAATCTCTCGAAGCGGTCACAAATGCGATGGCTAAGGCTGCGGAAGGTAATACCGCTTCACTTGCAAAATTAGGCATCGGATTAACGTCGGCACAACTTAAGACGATGTCGATGGATGAAATAACTAAACAACTGGCGACAACCTTCGGCGGACAAGCGGCAACACAGGCGGATACGTTTGCCGGCAAGATGGCTCGACTAAAAGTCGCATTTGATGAAGGCAAAGAGACAATCGGATCCTTTGTCTTGGACGCAATAACTCCGATGATTAACACAGTCGTTAATACAGTCATTCCCGCAGTAGCCGGATTTATCGACTCGGTTGGTGGAAAAGACGGATTGACGTCAGCCTTCAAAATTTATATTGATCTAATCAAGAATATATTTCAGCCAGTATTAGAAGGCTTTAAGTTTGCGTTCGATCAGATTAAAAATGCCGTGATGGATAACAAGGAAGAGTTCACGGCACTCTTTAAATTCTTAAAAGACTTCGTGGCACCGTTTCTTGGTGGAGTCTTAAAATTAGCTGTGCAAGGTATCGGTATTGCTTTAGGAGTCGTTATCAATGTCGTGGGTAATCTAATCAGCGGCTTTCAGACACTCTTTGGAATAATAAAGAATGTGGTTGGTGCAATCCAATCTTTAATCAATTTGGTCGCAAATAATCCAATCGTTAAAGGAATTAGCGGCGTTATCAGTTCAGCCTTTGGTGGTTTTCGAGCCGCGGGCGGTCCGGTATCAGCTGGCAAGTCTTACGTAGTGGGTGAGCAAGGCGCAGAGATGTTCGTCCCTAGTTCCAACGGGACAATCGTCCCAAATGGCGGAATGGGTAGCACGTTCAATATAACCGTAAACGGAGCCATTGACGCTGAAGGTACAGCTCGAACAATTGTCGATGTACTCAACCGATCAAATGCCCGCGGCACTCTAGGTGCAAATAGGTTTGCTCTAGTATGACAATCTGGACACCTACTTGGAGCGTTGCAATCGATGGAGTGGAATACAAAGATGTCTCACTCGCCAATCTCAATCTTGGTGCGGGTCGTAATGATATTTACACGCAAGCCATAGCAGGATATTGCAACCTTACTCTGATCAACCTAGACGACTCCGGTATCAGTCCGACCATCAATTCATCGGTGACGGTCTACGTAAATGATTCGACTGACACTCCGGTTGCTCTTTTCGGTGGATCCATTACAGACATCATCGTGGGCGTTCAATCTGGCGGGTCGATTGGCATAACTCAGACGATTTCAATCACTGCTTTAGGGGCGCTCTCAAGATTACCAAAAATCATCACCGAAGGCGTCTTGATAAAAGAACTTGATGGGGAACAAATTTACGATGTTCTAGCCGGCGTACTTTACGACGCATGGAATGAAGTTCCCGCGGCTCTTACTTGGGCTGCCTACAATCCGACGACAACTTGGGCAAATGCCCAAAATTCTGGACTGGGTGAAATCGATACAGGCAACTACGAATTGTCTGCTCGATCATCATCGGTCACGGATGTTTATTCCCTAGTCGCGGCTTTGGCAACTTCCGGACTAGGTTATCTCTACGAAAATTCTGCTGGACAAATTTCATATGCCGATAGTACGCATCGCAGTTCATATCTTGCTACGAATGGATACGTTGATCTAAGTGCCAATGATGCATTTGCGTCGGGGCTCCAACTGGCAACTCGATCGGGCGATGTACGCAATGCGATCACAATTCAATATGGCAACGGCTCTCAGGTATCAGATTCCGAACCGGCGTCGATCGCCGTCTACGGGAATCTTGCTCAATCGATCCAGACGACCCTTCACAACACCGTAGACGCCGAGGCTCAAGCCGAGTTCTACTTAGGGCTAAGAGCTTATCCACGGGCTAACTTTAATCAGATCTCCTATCCAATCGGATCGCCAGAATTGGGAGACTCTGATCGAGATAATCTGCTAAAAGTGTTCATGGGTATGCCGGTAACGATTAACGATCTCCCGCTCAATATGGGACAACGATTTCAAGGGTTCGTTGAAGGCTGGCAAATGCAAGCCGGTATCAATTCACTGACTATTTCCATGTATCTGACTCCTACAGAATTCTCACTCCAAGCCATGAAGTGGGACGATGTGAGTGTCGCCGAGGCTTGGAATACCTTATCAAATACACTTATCTGGGACGACGCGTTCATCGTCGCTTAAAGGAGACAACATGGCAACCACGACACCTAATTATGGATGGGTAGTTCCAACTTCGACAGATTTGGTCAAAGATGGAGCCACCGCAATTGAGACACTCGGAGACTCAATCGATGCTTCATTTGTTGGTCTTAAAGGTGGGACGACCGGACAAGTTTTATCTAAGACATCCGGCACAGATCTTGCATTTACTTGGATCGAACAAGATGACACAACTCTTTCATTCAATGCACAAACAGGCACGACTTACACTTTGGTCGCTTCAGATAGCGCAAAACTTGTCACGACTTCAAACGCTTCAGCTGTGACGGTAACAATTCCGCCGTCAGTATTTTCGACGGGCAATCAGATCAATGTTCAATCAATCGGCGTGGGCTTAACTTCATTCGCAGCTGGCGCTGGAGTAACTATTACATCGACCGGAGCGACTTCCGCTGCGCCCATACTCCGCGCGCGGTACTCAGCCTGCACAATTATTTGCACCGCAAGCAATACATTTACCGTTATTGGTGACTTGACCCTATGAGCCCAATTCTAGGAATTATTGCCAGCAGTGTTAAGCCACAATTATCTGTTGAGTATCTCCTTATTGCGGGCGGTGGTGGCGGCGGAAGTCGCTGGGGCGGTGGTGGCGGCGGTGGTGGATATTTAACGGCGGCTAATTTTAAAGTAAATCTTGGAAATAATTACACAGTGACGTGTGGCGCTGGTGGTGCAAAAGGCGCTGGAAGTGTTGGAATTCCTGGTTCTGATGGTTCCAATTCTGTATTTAGTTCATTGACTGCAACAGGTGGCGGTGGTGGTGCAGGTGAGTCGGTAAGTTCTAATGGTCGCAATGGTGGATCCGGCGGCGGCGGTTCAGCCGCAGTTCCAGATTCGACGGGCGGTACCGGTTCACAAGGAAACAACGGCGGAGTCGGTAAATCTGGATCCGGCGGTGGTGGTGGTGGTGGTACTACAGTCGGCGGAAACGCGTCTGGTAGTTCGACTTTTATTGGTGGCGCAGGTGGTACGGGTTACACATCATCACTTAGCGGAAGCTCAATAGTTTATTCATCCGGCGGCGGTGGCGGTGCTTTAACTACAGGTGGTAGCGCTACAGGCGGCGGTGGTGCGGGCGGTAACACGGTAGCCGGATCAGACGCAAGTCCAGCAAATCGCGGTGGCGGCGGTGGTGGTGGTGGAATAAGCGGCGGCACTGGGTTGGACGGCGGCAATGGCAGCTCCGGATTTGTAGTATTAAAATATGTGGACACAAAGACAATCACTATCGGCGCTGGATTAACAGGATCAACAACGACATCAGGTGGATTTAAAACCACAACAATCACCGCTGGCACTGGGAATGTGAGTTGGGCATAATGGCACATTACGCATTTCTAGATGAATCTAATATTGTTACAGAAATCATTGTCGGTGTTGATGAAACAGAACTTATCGAAGGTTTAGATCCTGAAACTTGGTACGGCAATTTTAGAGGACAAATTTGTAAGCGGACAAGTTACAATCACAATATCCGTTTTAACTATGCCGGAATAGGTTATTCATACGATCCGATTGATGATGCTTTTATTGCGCCGATGCCTGAATGCGGGCACGATGAATTGATGCTTAATGAATTGAAACGATGGGAGTGTTCAAATGACGAACATCAATCAAAAATATCCTAACGGCACCGCTGCACTCGCACTTGAGATTGCTAAAGGCGAGATCGGTACGATCGAAGAAGGCGACAATCTGACGAAGTATGGCAAATTTACAAAAGCCGACGGTCTGCCATGGTGCGGATCATTCTGCAATTGGGTACTTGCACAAGCGGGCGTTAAGGTTCATTCGGTTGTTGGAACAGCTGTCGGAGCGCACAAATTCAAGGAAACTTCAAGATGGCATGAGATACCGGCAATTGGTGATCTTGCGTTCATGGACTTTCCACATGACGGAGTCGATCGAATATCACACATAGGAATTGTCGCAGCCATCGAAGGTAAGACGATAGTTACTATCGAAGGCAATACATCCGGAAGCGGCGATCAGCGCAACGGTGGAATGGTGATGGTTAAGCGCCGCACGATTGGCAAGGAAGTGGTCGGCTTTGGTCGTCCCAAATATGTGCCATACAAAGGCGACTATCCAATCATCGAAGTCGAAGCGCCGAAAAAATCCATTCTTAAGAAAAAGGAGAAAAAATGAAAGATCTCAAAGCTCTAGCGGCTTCCTGGGCGCGTTCATTCTTGGCAGCCGCGGTTGCCGTTTACATGGCTGGAGTCACGGATCCAAAGGCAATTGGTGGAGCCGGACTAGCTGCGGTGCTACCGGTTGTCTTGCGTTATCTAAATCCTAACGACGCATCTTTCGGGTTAAAGGGGAAGTGACTCGGAAACTACTCTGGGCAACTCTAGCGCCGGTACTTTTGCTAGGGTTGTCCGGTTGTGGTTATCAGGGTTGGACGCGGTATGAGTGCCAAAAATTCGAAAACTGGGATTCGCCTGAGTGCAATCCGCCGCAATGCAAGGCTACCGGAGTCTGTACTGAGGACATATACGGAGAAAATCCAAATGGGTTCACATCAAAAGCGCCTAAGTAACGAGCAACTGAAAGCCCGACTTATCGTATTTATCGGAGTCGCTTTGGCTCTCACCTTTATGTTCTCTGTCGCCGGAATGCTCTACGCTTTGATATTCGTCACGCAGCCACTTGGAGACCAAGCGCCCAACGATCGAGCGTTCATCGAGCTTCTATCCACACTCACGATATTTCTTACCGGTGCGCTCGGATCCGTGTTGGCATCGAATGGACTCAAGGACAAGGCAAAAGACCAAACCGACACGCCCAAAATCACGCCTGATTCTTGACGATGTCGGTCGCTTCCTTCACTCTGTACGTAGGGAGCGAAGTTCAGTAACTCTCGGATCGGGAGCAATATGTACACATTGGGAGAAGTCGCCGCGTGGATGTTACTTGGAGTCCTTATGGGCTTCACGAGCGGTTATACGCTAGGGCTAAAAGAAGGCAAACGCGAAGGATTTATTCGCGGCAGGATCGCCGGACGCAAGAACGCTGAGATTCGCTAATGGGATTCTTGGACGGTTATGAGACCGTAAATCAAAAAGTAATCAGACTCCATGCCACGTATCCGACTAACCGGATTGAGACATCGATCATTGATTGGCAACCGGAGAAAGGTTACATCTTGATTGAGTGCCGGATCTATCGAAACTACGAGGACGAGAAGCCGGCGGCTATCGACTACGCACATGGCATGGTTGGGGCGTATAACGTGCAAATGAAGCGCTGGTACGTTGAAGACACGGTTAGCAGCGCGATAGGTCGATGCGCGTCCGTGGTACTCGGTACGGAAACGAAGCCAAGTTTGGAATCAATGCAACAAGTCGAGACCATGCCAAAGGCGTTCGTCGAGGATGATCCTTGGTCGAAGCCTTTTGGTGAGGACGGCTTCTCAACGGCAAAATCGGCGATTGATGAGATTCAGAATAAGTTAGGTGGCGAGTTACTAGCTGAATCTCCAATTTGCGCACACGGTCACATGATCCTAAAAGAAGGCCTTTCGCCTAAGACGAACAAGGCGTACCGCGGACACGTCTGCACCGAAAAGGTTAAAGCTAACCAGTGCAGTCCTATCTGGTACGAAGTCACACCAACCGGCGGATGGAAGGCGAGAAGCTAGTGGGCGATCTAGAAATCATCAAAATCGCCACCGGCGAAAGAACGACGATTCAAGTCGATGGCTCAGTTATCAAGGATCAGATTGACCCGCCAAAGCTCGAATGGTGCGACAAGTGCCAAGCGTGGAAACCGAGCGAGTTCGGTCGTTACGACGGGGCGCAAGGGTTAACGATGCTTTGGTTCTGTATGGAGTGCCAATGAAAATGAAAATCGCACACGAGGACGAATGGACGGCTGCAAAGGTCGCCATCGAACGCGTTGAAGAGATCGAAGGCAAACCTGATCACGTATCGCGTTACAACAAGAATCTGTCGTTTCACGATTATATCTGCGAGATTGCTGAGTCGGTTGGAGCCGAGATAGCAGTAGCCAAATACTTCGGCATCAAGGACTTCAACCCGCGAGCTTCACGATTTAAACGCACAGCGGACGTAGGTTCGATCATCGAAGTTAAGTGGACGAAATACGACGCTGGAAGTTTGATTATCTATGACTCCGACCGGAGTACCGACATCGCGATTCTTGTAACGGGTAAAAGCCCGAATTACGTACTCAAGGGCTGGATACCGGTAGCGATCGCAAAGAATCAAAAGTGGCGCAGACGCGACCAACCTACCTATTGGGTCGAGCAGTACAACTTGCACCCAATCGAGAACTTGAGAAGGAGCAGTCATGGAGAAGCTACGCTTCCAATGTCGGGTTGAGAAATCCGTCAAAGATCACGCTGTATTTAAGAGTGAGATACCACTAGGCGAAGCAGTTGTGTGGGTTCAATGCCTATCTTGCGGCGTTATGGGCATCAATAAATTGGCGGACGCAAAATAATGGCGCAATACGACTACCGCTGCGAAGTGTGTGGCAAAGTCACGACGATTCGGAGATCAATGGAAGACAACTTCGAACGCAACCCGTACTGCGAAGGTTGCACTATTCCGATGACGAGAGTGTGGACGGCTAACCCGATCCACTTTAAAGGCAAAGGTTGGGGCGGTTCCAAATGAGTGAATTCTTAGATTTAGGTATTGAAGACAAAATGATCGATGCGCAAACATCGGACGACTACTACACGCCGCCATTTATATTCGAGGCGTTAGGAGTGGAGTTCGATCTAGACGTGTCGTCACCGCCGGACGGAATCCCGTGGCTACCGGCTAAACGGTTCTACACAATCATCGACGATGGCTTGGTAAGTCCGTGGGAAGGTCGAGTGTGGATGAATCCGCCGTACTCCGACGTAACTCCGTGGGCTAACAAGTTCCGCAAACACAACAATGGCATCGCATTGGTACAAATTTCCAAAGCGCGATGGTTTGACGAGATGTGGCATTGGGCAGACGCTCTTTGCGTGTTGCCTAGTAATCTGAAGTTCATTAGTGGTCAAGGCAAGACGGCTGGAATCTTTATGCCAGCGATCTTATGCGCGATGGGTGACCAGAATGTGGAGATCCTAAAAGCGTCTTCTTTAGGTACGGTTCGATGAATCGCCCTGTGGATAACCTGTGGACGACACGCAGGAAACCCGCTCAAGTTATCCACATTCTTGCAGCCTATTTGACTTCGCGAGTACGATCCACACTCGCTGGCGAGCCGGTGTGCCGGAAAGCTCGCAGGCGTAGTTTGGTTCTATTGGGCGCGCTTTGTGTTGTAGGCACAACACCAGCGGAAGCTAATACAAGCATTGACCAATACAAGCTCTATGCGCACTCAAAAATCATCAATTACGAGCAATTTATATGCCTATATAGGATCATTTACAAAGAGTCTAAATGGAACCCGTACGCGGTAAACGGTAGTCATTACGGTTTAGGTCAGATGCGTTCTAAACATTATCGAAATCTAGATCCGTATAGACAGATAGATGCCACTATCCTCTACATCAAGGGTCGCTACGGTTCGATGTGTAGTGCGTGGGAGTTTCACAAAAAGAAGGGCTATTACTAATGACCCTGCACTCACAACGTAAAAGCAACTCAACTCAATGGAAGAAGCTACGCCTAGTCATACTCTCAAGGGATGGTCGAGAGTGTTACTGGTGTGGTATGGATGCAACAACCGTTGATCATATAATTCCAGTGGCTAAAGGCGGATCGGATGACCCAGAGAATCTTGTAGCTGCATGTCGAAGGTGTAACTTTTCCAAGCAAGACAAGATGCCGGATGAGTTCGTATTAGGTAGG